CACCAGCTTTTGCTCTCGCTCTTTCTATATCAGCTTCCGTAAGATGTTCTTTCATAACTCCATAGTTAGCCGACATGATGTTATTCTCATTTTTATCGTGGGGTAGCCCAAAAACACCATGCCCGAATTCATGCCTAAGAACCTGATCCAAATCCCATGTTTTTCCTTTAACTTTTGTATTTACATCATATCTGATAGGATCAATCTTACTCATGTTTATTCCCTTGCCATGATTTGTCCAATAGAATCTCGTATTAATTACACACTTTCCGCTATTTGTACCGCTTATAGGATAATACATATATGCGAGTGTGCTAGAGTTTAAAATTGGGTCTTCATATTCGGATTTAAACTCCACACTTATTCTACCGTCTTTTGGAACTTTTTTAAATTTAATCGGAACATAAAAAGCCCATTCTCCTAATGCGAATTTCACAGCCCTATCGACTGCACGTTCAGATATTTCACCGTCTCTGTTTGTGATCGAAAAAGTTAAAATGCCTTCCTTTGATGGTTTTAAAAAGCCGAATTTTTTATCGGCTTCTATTTGATTTTTTCCATCTGTTGTTACGGAATTGTATTCTACCTTTCCACTATATGAAGCTATTGCTCGACAAATCATATCCATAACGTTTTTATAATCAAAGAACTATTTAAGTTTATGTTAAAATTAGAAGATGTTTCAAATGAAATTTATTTTGCTTTTAGAAAAGCACAAATAGAATCCATGAAAACTGAAAGGTTAGGAATAATTCATGTGTCGGATATTATTAAACCATGTATGCGTAATGTGATTTATAAAAAAACCATGCCAGAAACAGGAATGAATACAGAAGATATGCGCTCATTATATTTTGGTCAAGCCATTCACGCAGCATCAACAATAGCTTCGCCAGAGCACCATGAGATGTTTTTAGCTTATAATTATGTCAAGGATAAAGCATTAACTAAGGAAGAGGCGTTAAAGATACCAATCGAAGATTCGGAACAACTAGATATTATCTATGGCAGTATAGACGACTTGGTTGAAATTGATGGTAAGTTTATTATTTGTGACAAAAAGACTACGGGTTCAATAGGTTATTTTCAAAAGTCTACCGCAAAACCAAGTGAATCCCATGTAGATCAAATCAATAGATATAGGGTTTTGTTAAAAAAATGCTATAATATAGATGCAGATTTTGGGTGTGTAATATACATATCGAATTCTGTAGACAGGGAAACGAAAGACAAACCAGTACCACTATCATTTAAACTCGCACCAATAGAAGAGACCCTTGAAGACATGATAGTGAAAGCTAGAGAAATTAAAGATTCTTTGACTAAGATGACTTTACCACCAAGAGTGAAAAATTATTTATGTGATGGTTATTGTCCATACGCAACAATGTGTTTTGGTGATAATCGTAAGAAATGGAACGAATAGTATTCAAGTCACCAGAATGTTATTGTCACGAACATTATAAATGTCCAGTAGAAAGGTTGGGTTTGAAATGTCAGTGTTTTTGTCATAAGATAATTGGTGCGGGTTAATGTTCATATATGAACCTAGAAACACGATACTCGTGTCTACACCGAAAGGAAAAGCAAGAATCTGGTTAGTTACGGAATTTGGTATGGAAACACAGAAGGTGTTCACTTGTATTTTAGACTCTGGTGAAATTTGGGAATTCACAAACAGTCAAATTAAAGTACAAAAAAATCCAACGGTGGTTGGCTTTGAAAATATACTTTAACGCCAACAACAAGGCACATTTAGAAGCTTTAGAAAAATGTGGTGTGAGAAACGTTATGTTGTCTTTCAGATACTCTTACGCAAATATTACAAAATTTAGACAGAAATTTGATAGTATATTTGTAGTTGCTGGTGTAGGAACCGAAGCACAAAGATACCACGATCTGTTAAGAAAGCATAGAGAAAACTATGATTTTGCAACTCAGTTTGATGTGTTTTATAATATGGAAGAAACTATAAAATGGTATAAGAAAGAACGTGAATTGGGTATAGATTGGACTTTACCAGTCTTACAAGGTAATTATCTTAATCATATATCATTACTTAAACCCCAAAAAGATTCATATGTTTGTTTAGGTGAAATAAGGGGAAAATTAGAAACGGAAGATCAAATAAGAAAGTTACCAGCTAATCTAAAATTTCATGGATTAGCAAAGGGAAGTTATATGGGTAGAGGTAACAAGTTTTACAGTCTTGATACTAGTGCATGGATCTCAGCAGCGATGGCAAAAAAGACTGAAATATGGAATAACAATTCTACATCCTCAATGTTTTTTGGTGAAAAGGGTAGGGGTCTGATACCAATATTAAGATACAACTGTGAAAAATATAAAGATTACATGGAAAAAATAGGCATTAAAACCGAAGATGTCGTTAATGCGGAATATTACTCACTATTAAAAATTCCATTTGCATTACTTTTCATGCCATTATGTAAATCCTTCAACATTTACGAAGAAAACTTTAAGTACTAGAAAAAATAACTGTTATATAATGGTTGAAAAGAACGAGATTTTTAAAATAAAATCAGTGAATGGTAATTTTGTAGCCGAAGAAGATAAAAGAAAAACCATATCACCGTTTAACTCTGCTAAGCATTTTAAAGATGCAAACATACCAGCCCTTTGTGATCAATGTATTTACCGCAGTGTGGAAGAAGGTGGAAATGGTAAATGTCCTAAATATGAAAAAAATGCTGTCTGTGCTATAAGAGCTGATTTTGTTAAACTACTCAATTCGATGAACACACGCAATCCAGAAGATGTAAAAGATATGCTTGATCTTATAGCCAAACTGTCAATGGAGAATGTCTTAATGGCTTTAACTCAGGCAAAGTTTGACGGTAATGTGCCAGACAGAAATACCAAATCTGAAATTAATACCCTATTAAATGTCATAAAAGCAATTAATGATTTAAATAGTAAAATCGTGGTGACTGAAAAAACGGAGTTTGGCAAGACTGGTGACATATCTAGTATATTCAGACAAATAAAAGCGCAAAAGTCGGTATCAGATGGCACGAACATCGAATGAGCAAATCCAAGAAAGGTTGGATTTTGTTAAAACAATAACAGAGTGTGCTCAAAACCCTAGTAAATTTTCAGAGGTTTTTTTAAATCATAAAGTATTTGATTATAATAAAAAGTACATCGATTGTAAAGATAGGTTTATAGTATATAGATCTGGTAGACAAGTAGGCAAAACCGTCTCAACCGCTGTTAAAGCAATACACTTTGCTTTTTTTGCCCCTGTAATGTTAGAAACTATAAAGAATGAATGTACTATAGTAATTGCAGCACCCACACAGAATCAGGCAACAATCATGTTTGATAAGATAAGATCATTAATTATGGATAATGATTTTCTAAAAGGTTACATAATAAAAAACACTCAGACTGGATTATGGGTGTCATTTCTAGACGGTAATGGTGTGTCCAAAATAATAACTAGGGCAACTGGTGAAACTGGTATTGGTTTGAGGGGTTATTCTCCCCACGTAATTATTGCAGACGAGTGCTCGTTTATTAAAACCGACATATTGAAAGCATTTCTCCCTTCAGGTATGGCTACTCAAGCTAGAGTATGGCTCACCTCAACACCATTCTCAAAGGCTGGTTATTTTTATGAAGCTTGCATCAATTCTAGACCGACCAACCCAGATGGATTATGGACTCAATTTCATGTCAAGTCAACCGAAAATCCATTAATTCAAAAAGATCCATCATTCATAGAAGAAATTAAAAGGCTAACTCGTGAAGAATATGTACAAGAAGTTGAGGGTGAGTTTTTAGATATTGGTAACGCTTTATTTCCCAATTCAGTGTTGATGGAAGCCATAGGTGATTTTACACCTAGAGGTAGGCAAAAGTTCTACATGGGCGTAGATGTGGCAAGAACTGGTAGAGATGAAACAGTATACACAGTAGTATCAGTTGATGATGATGACAACGTTGCAGTCGAAGAAATAGAAAACGAATCACAATCAAACGTAGTTCAAGTCGCTGGTAGAATCAAGGAATTTATTGACAAATATAAAATTGAAACCGTTTTTATTGATGAAACGGGTTTGGGTGGTGGTTTGGTTGATTTGGCAAGATCTCAAGGTTCGCCCGTCAGGGGTGTTATTTTTAGTTTACAGGAGAAAGCGAAGATGTATGGTGATTTAAGAATGTTATTTGAAAATCATAGAGTTAAAATAAAACAGATTAACAAACTTATATATCAACTATCGTACTTGAGAAGGGAATATACCGAAACTGGTATAATGAAAATTAGATCTGACGAGCATGATGATTATCCTGACAGTTTAGTGTTGGCGTGTAGAGCTGTAGCTGGCGGGGATAATTGGCATGTCTTAGATATGTCTAAAAAACTACAAAAAGCACTTTTTGGTTAAATTTAAATATGATGATTATATACGTTATATATGCCTAAACAGGATAAAATACTAACAAAGGAAGAGATAGCCGAAAAATTAAACTCTTTGACACTCTGGAATAGGGATCTTAATAATCCTGATGGGAAATCACAAACCAAAGAACAACCACTAGAAAAACTAACAGAGGGTAATTTAGAAGAGGTGGAAAAACTAAAAAAGAAAAAGGATGAAATTTTTATTAGTGATTTAAACCCTCAAGGTGAAATACATTTTAAACAGATTCCAAAAAAGGCTAAAACATATACTAAAGAACAACAAGAAAGCATGAAATCGGATAATAAAAATACTTGGGAAATTTGGTTAGAAGAAAGAAAGACAGCAAACTGGCAAAACCTATTGAACAAAAAGTGGGATTCATCCATGACACCTGATAAAATATTGGAAGCTTTTAATGTGTATACTGGTAAACGAAATAATGATGCTACAGGCTCAAAGGAACTGAATACAGATCCAAAATCTCGTGCTGTAGTTTCATTTCTAGACACTTTGAGAGATAGGGTTAATATGCAGGGATCGGGCGGGGCAAAAGATATTAAGAGTAAAAAAACTAAACGGGATATTTTAGAGAAATTAACAGGTCAAAGCAATGATTTTAAAAAAGCCATGAATGTTATTAAACTAAGCATGGGTGATCCGACAAAAGCAAACCAACATGAGCAAAATACAACTGGAGATGTTGACGGGGATGTGGTAGTTGACACGCAAATTTATATAGGAAAACCCTCACAACAAGGTAAGGAAGAGGATAATGAACACATCGACAATTAACAAATTACAACACACGAGGGTAGGAGACAGTATCAACTTCTACGTTAATGGTGTCGCAATGGATGGTATTGTAACTAATATTAGCGGAACTTATATAACTGTTCTAAAGGACAATAAGACAAAGATTTTAAACATTGACGAGACGTTTTTTGTTAAAGATATTCTAATAAAAAACAAAACGTGGAACGAAATGAATTTAGAAGAGCGAGCGGAAGTTTTGCAAATCATTAAAGCATACACTCCTAGATTTTTAGAAAAAACTTGGGAACAATTACCAAGAGAAGTAAGAGGTGTTTTGAAAGATGCACTTGATAAAAAACCGACTACTGGAACACCTCAAAAACTTACCGCAGCGAAACGTAAGGAAGAGGACATGAAAGAATATAAAAGAACAAATTATCGCACACCAGCAAATCAAATAGAAGCACAAGGTGCAAGAAATCGACTATTTTATGAAACTGATGACTTGAAAGATGTTGCAAATATTCCAGAGGGAGTGCAAAGTTCTGATCCACAAAACAACAAACCACTACCAAGTGGTAAAGCTCCAAAACTTAAACCTTATGAAAAATCAGGCGTTGAACAAGGTGCTTATGGTAATGTTGGTGGTAGACCATTTATAGGTGTGTCTACACAGCTTGATATTGATACATCAAAAGATTATGAGGGTGCTTCACATCAAGATTTTAAAGAACAATTTAAACATGAAAAACAAAAACCAAAAACTACAATGGAAGGTCACAAGGAAAGTAAAAAGGATGGGCTAACTAGCGATGGTGTTAATGCTGTATATGGTAAAGTAAAAGAAGAAAAGAAAAAAATAGAGAAAGCAGTAGAAGATACAAGACCTACATTCGGAATTAAATATCTAACCAAAGCTGAGACTGAAGCTTTTCTGAAAAAACAAAAGGATAAGATATGACCGATAAAAAAAAATCTTTAGACGAAATAATATTTTATAATAATCTCATACTTGATGGTGTTAGTCCAGTAGTTGCAAAGCTAAAATCAATCGTTTATTCTATTAATAAAGCAAAATATAATACGAAAGATGAATTTATAACGTCATATAATTTTCAAACAGGAAAAATGGAAAAAACACGTAATCCTAATTGGGAAGGTAATAAAAGTGTTGAAGAAAAAGTTGGAAGTCCCAGAGGTGGTAGTGCAGAAACTGGTGTAGGTCAAGAAGGTGGTAAACAATTTGATAAAAAACTACAAAATACATTAAATATGATTCGTGATACTGGTCAAACTAGATCAGAAGTAGCCTCTCGAATGGGAGAAACAGGAAATAAAGAAATTACACCAGAAAAACCAAAAGATGAAACTGGTAAAAAACAATCTCAAAATCCAAACACGATAGGTACTCAGACTCCAGAAAAAGATAGTTTTGGTATTGGTACTGGTAATGTAGTAAATCCAAAAAAACCTAATTCAAATGTAGGTGTTGGAAATACAAAAGGTAGAATTAATCCAGAAAGAAAAGTAATAGATCCTAATACTGGTAAAACTAGAGGTGATGGAAGAATGAATACATTACGACAAGGTAAAAGACAACGAGCTGTTGCTGAACAAAACTCAAAACAAAAGAAACCATAAACCTTTATATAATAAGTATTTATATCTATCGGTATGAGAAAGGATGATACGTTTTATTGTATCGAGTGTGGGGCACAGTTACCTTGGCGTTATAAGGGTAGACAAAAGATATACTGCTCTCAGACATGCCGAAAGGAATATGCAAAAAAGCATAAATAATTCATATAAATAGACTGATCATTGGTTGTAATTTACATTGACGGTGGAACCAGACATTCTAATATCTGTTTGGTTGATAATACACACATTGTTGTAAAATATAGGGGTGGTAATCCAACTAATAATGAGCTTGAATATCTGGCATTAATGTATGCACTTGGTTATGTTCGTGAGAAATATAAAGGCGTTGATGTAGAAATACGTTCTGATTCCATGTTGGTTGTTAAACAAATTAATGAAAAATGGAGAGTCACTACAGAATCACTTCAACCACTTTATGAAAAATGTAAACTTATGTTAACCAATAAAATAAAAATAAAGTGGGTTCCACGCAAGTTTAACCTTGCTGGACATGTGTTGGAGAAACCTTAGTCGGATAAGTAGAGTGTGGTACACTACTTACATCATTTGTTGATACATAGTGATCTAATATTCTTTTGAAAATCACTGCATCGCTTTCATACATTTCCCCATTCTTTGTTTTTTTGACTAACTTTGCAAGCTTTCTAAAGTGTTCTTTATCAGCCCACGCAACACAAATTGTGGTATGTGAATTGCCAATTTTTCTTTTAGCCATATATGTGATTATATACGCCCATATATAAATGTTTGTCATTAGATAGATTTATATGTAAGAAGTTATTATATATTGTATGGGAATTCAGATAACAGCAAAATTCAATGGTAACTGCAAACTGTGTGGTTCTTCATGGAAAATAGGCGAACAAGTCTGGTATCAAAAACTACCAAAGGCTGTTTGTGTTGACGAGTCTTGCTACTCAGAACAGGGTGGCACGAAAGATATGCTGAGGCGTAAAGCGTTTAATCCAACAGACCCACGAAGTATCATAATAACAAACGTGCCAGAGGTTAAAATCTCTAATGATACCAGCATGATAGCAGATCTGTGGAGACAATACTTTAGGCAAGCACATGAATTGACCAAAGAAGTTTATCCACAAGAAGATGTAAATGCCGACAGGTTTGGTATGATACGTCAAACAATTCTCAATCAGCTTGTGAACTTGGCTGGAGTTATAGTCACAAGAGATAGAGAATAACCCTATTTTTTATTCAAAAACACCATCAGAACAATCTACTACCGCACCACAATTAGGACATATTTGATGACATACTGTTAGCTTGTCCATCTCATAATCACATCTATCACACTTCATAAAAAAGATTAGGGAGTATGTTTTGGTGCAAACATACTTAGGGCTAGCATTTTTCTGCCAGTCTTTTCAGCTTCCCTCTCAACTACCCAAACGTCTAATCCATCTGATGCGTCTTTCTTAACGCACTTTTCCACTACGTCATTCCAGTATTCTGATTTTGCTTGACCTATGACCGTCTTACCAAAGCTATGTCTCATACCTTCGGTTGTCTGTATCTCAGCAATATCCGAACCCATCGCTTCAACGTATCTTACCTTAAAGTGTTGGACAGTTAGCTTGTCGCCAGCTTTAAGTGGTGTCGATTTCTCATACGTTTTTCCTGTATCGAGTACTTCGGAAACATTCATTGGTTAGTAATAGTAGCACGAATTAATAAATCTTCTGGTTCTGCACAATTTAAACATAATATCTTTCCTCTCTTAATATTTAAAATTGAATTAGAAGAAAAACACTTATGACAAAGACCACGCACATATAGCTTTAAATAATCCCATTTAATATACTATTTGTGGAATGGGAACAATTACCTAATGGTAAATGGAGACCAAAAAATGTATTTAAAAAATCACTGGATGGAAAGTATGATTGGGATGATCCAAGATACAAAAACAAACAAAAAAAAGCTTTAAAGGAAACCGTAATCTGGTGTGAACTTTGTTTAAATCATTATAACCTATTAGAACCATGTATACATCATCTTCCTGATAGATATGAAAATTATAAGATTAAAAAAGAGTATTATAAAAAAACACCAAAAAAAGAATCATTTAAAAGTTTAGATAGCCCGTGATTTTTTCTCGGTAAAACGAGTAAAAAATCTACGAAATATAAAAGATCTTCCCATAGATACACTAGTAAATATTATACTGATTATTATTGAAGTTTCAAGAAGGCTGTTTTGTATTCCAGAAACAAACATTGGTAATATTAAAATGTTTAAAAAAAAAGAAATGAGAGCACCACTGCCAACATTTAAGATTGTTTCAGTTACGGAATGAGATATTTTTTGCATACTAACTAAGTGTGTTCATCACATATAACATATGACGTATGATTTACTGTGTAGACTTCTGAACCACAAATAATACAAAAATTATTTTTCATTTTTCAACTCCAAATTATACCAACCAATTTCATACAATAAATCAACAACACCATATCCAGCTAAATCGGCAAAAGAATCAAATGTTCCCTCTTTTCCCAACTCAACTTGGTTGACAAAATGCTCACGAAGTCTGCTAGTTTTGTCATAAACCCTGCAAAAAATTCCGATCTGACCTAAATCATTTATGTTCTTTTTTCCATATTTGTGATTTTTTGAAATAACCATAAGAGCTAATGCGTCAGTTATTAACCTAACGGCATCTTGAAATGTTTTTGGCTGTAGTTCCTCACCACCAACTTTTTTAAAAGCGGTTTTAAAATCTGGACAGTCTTCTATCATATTAATCACAAAAAAATTAAATGATGTCGAACTCATCATTCCAACCAGCTCCACGCCAGCAAGAATCATAAGCCCGCACCTTTAGCATTGCTCTACCTTTAATTGATCTGTTTTTCCTTTTCAATAGAATGTCTACACTGTCATCACCAGCTTCAGTTTGAAAGGCTATTATTGGTGAACCTTTCTGATAAACTGCGCCACTGATAAAATGAGCACCTTCTACTTGAACAGTTAGAACTGATCCTTCTCTGGCTGCATTTCCTTCTTTACCTTTGATAAAGGTAGCTAAATATTTCATAAGTTATCAATAAATAATACCATATTTAAACCTTTCTATATGTACTTGATATTAACGCTAATAATTTTATTTGGGATTTTAGGTTGGTTTTTAAATGATTTGTTAACAGATGACAAAATTAATTTGCCGATTATCAACAAACCAATGCCTGAAAACTCTGAACAAAGGCATGATTGGGGTTGGTTAAACAGTTATTGTTTAAAAAAGTTTTATGTGAAAGAAACTGATGTTATTATTCTTAAACCACGCTGCGAATTTTAGCAACATTAATATAGAAGCTATAATATTAACTAATCGTGTTCTGTATAAGAAAAACAATAGAACTACCCAAAAAAGATTCTCAAATACATTTAAGACCGCTCGGTGATATTCATCTTGGCAATTTAGGTTGTGATGTTGATAAGTTTAAAAAAAATATTAACTTTATAATAAAAAATGACTCATATATCACGATAGGTATGGGCGACTATATCGACAATGTGATGGCTTTCGCTAATGGTAGTGTAGATAAACGCTGGAATCCAGAAACGATTGATCGAAAAATGTTAACTACAGAAGAACAAACTGAGGAATTTTTAGAATATTGGAAACCGATTGCAGGAAAAACATTGGGACTTCATGCTGGCAATCACGAATGGAAAACAATAAATCAAAAAAGGTTCATATCTGATTTTTGTAAACCTCTAAACCTTCCATATCTGGGAAGATTGGCTTACACAAGTTTAACGTTTACTTACAATGAACAAGAGATAAGAAATTATTTAATCCTTTCCATGCATGGTGGATATTCTGGTTTACAAGCTGGTGGTGCTGTCAATAGAATGAAAGCTATAACTGGAGACTTTGACTGTGATGTGGTACTTATGGGACACAACCACGATACTTGGGTAAGACCAATAGTTAGAACTGGATACGATAGAAAACATAATTTACCAGTAGAGAAAAAGGTACTTATGGGTAATACTGGAACGTTTTTAAGAGGATATGAAAAAGGCATAGATTCATATGTAGAAATCAATCCTAAAGAAGCAAAAAGAGTCGGTACTATTACAATAACCTTTGATCCATATACAGGAGACATATACGGGCATGACTAGACCATTAGGAAAACCACTCAATGTAGAAACGGTAAATTCAATTATAAATTCCACCGAAAAAAAAACCTTACCAGAAGAAAATACTAGATACAAAATTTGGAAGGTAATTAAGACAAGCAAGAATGGAATCACAGCAAAAGAAATAGAGCAAAAACTTAACAATCCAGTCTCACATAGAACACTAACAAGATTACTTGAAGAACTTTCAAATGGAAAAAAAGTGACACGTTTGAAATGCAGATGTGATTGTTCGTTTCTTTATTATCCGTAAATTTATATTTCTTTTTATAAAACTTAGAACGAATAATTTAAATAAGAAGCAATCATAGGGTTACAATGTTCATCAATATTTGTTGGAAAAAAAACAATGATGTTTTAAAATCTTTACTTCCTATGGACAAAGCAAGTAAACTGGTTCAACACTTAGAAAAACAAGGAATTAAAACTTGGTTTGAATCTGAAAAACCACTCAGTCCACTCCACTAACTTTTTTATATGCGCATTATGCGTAGTATGCGTAGTATGCGCATAGTTAAAAACGCCTAAAATGTATTTTTTTTCATTCTATTTGTTAAACAGATTTGATTATGACAAAAAACATGCTCGTACATTTCTAATTTTTTACCACAACATTTACAAATCATAAACTATGTCTTTTTTAGGTCTTTATAAATTTATTCATTTTCTGGGTCTGACATGCATTATCACTCACCGATTTTTCTAAAAATGTAGATTGACATTTGCAAGCACAGTGAACAATCGAATAATTTTCTAAACATTTACAACCACACGTCATTTTTTAAACACCGCCCACAACATTTCCAAATCATAAATTGTGTTTTTTTAGGTCTTTATAAATTTATTTATCTTCTGGGTCTGAAATACCTTCCATATTAAGTAAAAATTCGGCATCTGCCATTGGATATTCTGGTGAATCTACCATTCGAGCTATTCTTTTCTTACCCGCTTTCTTAAAATAAATTCTATGGGTACTAGCATGACCTACAACATTACCACCAATCGGCTTGATTGGATCACCAAACATCGTTGATGGATCTGCTTGTACTTGGTTAGTAAATACAACGGTACATCTAAAGTAGTAAGTTATGTTTTTCAGATGAGTCATTAATCTCTTAATCTGATTCTGCCTATCTGCCAAAGTTCCACGCCCAAGATATTCTTCTCTAAATTGTCCTATAGCACCGTCTATTACTATCATTCTAGGCTTAAAGTCCAGCATTGTTTTTGACAGATTATTAATCGTGCCCATTAGTAATTCAGTATTAGGGGTATAAAAGTACTTGATTCTCTCTAACATTTCCTTTGCGTCTTGTTTTTCTTTTACATATTCTCTGGCTTTAAGTATTTCAAATATTCTCGTAGGTCTAAACGTGTCTTCGCAGTCTACCCAAATTACATTCATTCCCTGTCTTATTGCTTCTACCGTTAATGAATTACAGAATTGTGTTTTACCGCTACCAAACTCACCATATACTTCATAGGTTGCTTCTGGTTTTATGCCACCACCCATTAAATTATCTACATTTTTACACTGTGTTGCTAGCGTGGGATAGTTCTCTTGATACTCCATTAATTCTAAAGTTCCCATATCAGATTTTCGTATTAATCCTGTCTCCTCTAATATTTTTTGAGCATTAAAAGACCACTGGTCTGCTTTTTCTCTACCGACACCCGTTATCTCTGCAACCTCAGCAGAACCTCTAACACAAATATCTAAAATAGTATTGACACCAAAAGCATTTAATTTTTTTTCGGTAACTGAACCCACTCCATCTAGTTGGGATACCGCTAGGTTAATTTCTTCCACGTTTTAAAATGTTGCACCCTATTATTATGCCTTTCTGTATGTACCGTTACTGTTAAGTTTTATATGATTATATCTCTCCCAAGTACCAAATAACTTTTTTGCTTCAAATGGTTCAAATCCACCTTTAACTAGATTATTCATAAAGTCTACAATGTTCACATTACCACTATCATCTTCACAATCCACCCAAATTTTTTCTGCCAAATGTTGTTTGTTTTCTTTCGTGGTTCCAGTTAAAATTTGCTGTCTTGAACTAGAACTTATTGTAAGACTGAATGAATTATACATGGCTTCTATCAAAGTTTTCACTTCAGTTATATCTTCAACATCTACAAAATCTTTTAATTTTAGTTTGGCTAACGCATATGATAATCTAATCAAAGATTCTAATTGCCTAACACCAACTGGTAATTCGTCAGAATTAGATGCTGCTCTCATTTGATTATAAATTTTAATTATTTCTGTTTTTACATCATCATTTAACTTTGGTATTTGGTGTTTTGCTAAATTTAACAGCTTCCTCATCATATCCTCATTAAATTTAGTCTGTTTTTTTGTCGAGTCATCTGTTTCAAACGAATCAATAATATGTGTTGCTTTTAACATGTCTTCTGTTACATTAACCGTGTCTCTTATCAACCAGATCAAATCAAACCTTGATAATAGGGGTACTGGTATGTCCACATTATCTCTCAGTGTGCTATCTGGGTCGTATGCACCGTATTTTGGATTGGCTGCTGCGAGTATTGATGTATTAGTTGGCAAGCTTAGTACGATACCAGCCTTGGCAATACTAACTGTCTGTTGTTCCATAGCCTCATGCATGGCACTTCTATCATCTTTATTCATCTTATCAAACTCATCAATCATAGCATAACCACCATTACATAGTGGTAATATTCCAGCCTGAGCAACAAATCTATCATTAATCTTTACAACCGCTATGGTTAAACCCGCAGCCGAAGTACCACGACCAGATGTATAAATTGATTTTTTTGTAATTTTTTTTGCATACTTTAACAACTCCGATTTAGCCATAGATGGGTCACCAACTAAAAATATGTTAATATCAGAACGCCTATTACTTTTCACACTACCCACAAGTTGTAGTAATATGGATAATTTAATATTTTTCATTCCATATATGTTCGGGGCAAAACTTCCTATCAGGTTTTCTATGTATTCTGATTTTTGCGCTTCTAATCTTAGATTTTTTTCTTCTTCAACCGTTGGAAGTATTTCCGCTTCTTCTTCTAGATTATTGATTGATAACACATCAATATACACATCATTCTCATTTGTTTGTTCATCTATGATAGATCTAAAGATACCAGTGATTCTTTTCTTTTGTCCAACATATGATGTACTTACATCATTTCCATATACCTTACCCATAAATAATACGGGTGAACTATGTTTGGCGTTTTCTAATTGTTCCTGTAAAAACAAAACCTGCACATCATCAGTAACAACTTTATTAGAACTTAAAATCATCTTTGACTTCTTACATGCTTGATTTAAACATATTGGTAATACTAGTTTTTTTTCAAAATCACATTTAACTTCTTCCTCAATAAAACAACTTGGACAGTGAGCCAAACCGTTTTTTATATATGTTTTCGGGGAATCTGTTGCGGATATGATACAGTCAAATGTTATAACTGTATTTTCATATCTTGAATTAATGTCATGCATTTGTATTGGCTCTTTACCAACTAACTTTATTTGTAAATCAGCAAATGCCTCTTCAACATTAATTTGGAGATATTGTTCTGATAATATTTTGAAGATTACAGATTTAACAGCTTCTTTAAAACCATCTGGTTTAATACTAAAAATATTAACAAAGTCTTCACTCTCAATATCTAATGAGTAAATACTATTTGGTTTTAAACCACTAATAATTTTAGAGTGTTTATAAGATGTTAGTTTTTCATAAATTAGATCTCTAAAAGCTGAATCGGTATAATTCATAGTCATATTCTCTTATTCACTTCTATATTAACCAAGTTGCTTAATTGTCTAACCCTAGTGTGAACCTTCTTAAATTCATCACCAGTTAAAGAATGTATTTCTCTCTCCCAATCATTCATTGGTGCCAGCAAATAAAGATAATCAGCTTGCACATTCTCATCACTTGCCATTTTTTTAAAACCCCTGTTTTTATTTTTCAAGTATTCATTAATTGCATAAACTATAAAAGAGCTAAATGATAAATTATTAGGTCTCAGCTTATCAAACTCTTCAAAAATATGCTTTACATCACTGCTTATGTATAGGTTAATTTTACCTTTAAAATTTGGCACGTTTTATAATACATCTAGCTTGTAATAAATCTTACTGTGAGTCCTTAACCAGCTTTATTAATCTATCAAGATTATCTTTTTTAAATCTTTTTAACATTTCCACTGATTGATGATGTTTTTTACACAACAATGCAAATCTGTTAGGGTCTCTTTTTATAATAGGTAATACATATTCGTTATATGACCACGAATCTTTAAAGTCGGAGTATATTTTATCACTATTTAAGTATTTTTTATGATGAAACACAAACCACTTTCCAAATTTTTTATTACAGACAAAACACTTACCATCAAACTGTGGCATATAAGCTATTTCTCTTTTTAGTTTATCCATTATTTCTTTTTTCATATTTAAATCTTTGCTTTGTTAGAGATGTTTTATTATAAATAGATATGTCTCGGAAAACATAAATGTTGGTAATTTTACTATTAATTATGACTGAAATTATTGGGTGTGCCGAAAAAACAGCGTTAGAAATACTTAAATCTATTTATGGAAATACCGCAGAATATTTTACTCAAGTAAAGTTTAAAAATCTTTTAAAGGGTGAATGGGTGGACACGGTAACAGAGAGACAGGAAAAAGAAACACTGGATATAGTCGTTAAATTACCAATAAAAACCATAGTGGTTAGGATACAGGACAAACACCATACTGGTAATATAACAAGCAAAAGAGACATCGTTCAAAGAAAAACCCTAGAATGGAACGACTGTGTGGTTGTTGATGTCTGGTTTTATGATTGTCCCGAACTTTGGAAGGATCAAGTTAACGAAAAAAGCAGGGGTGAATTGGTAACCATACTAAAATCTTTAGGAATTTATCCTTAGAATAAGGTTAGTTATCATTTCAATATAACACACCCTACAATATTTATTTCCTGTTATTGATATTGATTCATTTCTACATAATATACATGGTGTGTTTTTATTATCTATAAAATCCGTCTGGTGGTGATTTTTTATCTGTATCATTGTCATTTTCGTTTTTATACATATGATTTATTATTCTAATTTTTTCCTCATTAATTTTTTCTTTTACAATCATAAACGCTATATCAATTTCAATAAAACTCATTTCGTTTTTTAATATGCCATCATCTACAGCTTTATCTAAATTATCGGCTAACGCTGTTATTTTTTTCCAATTTGGTTCCAAATCATCAATTTGTTCTACCATAATTTCATTTATATACGGTTGTATTAAAATTTATGCCTTAGTTTTGAAATAATTGCAAGAGTAACACTAATAATAGGTACTGTTTCTAATAAATCTATACCATATAATAAGAAATCTAACACGGGATTTGAGCCAAAAACTCCTATTTTTAAATTAAAAAAACAATCGGCTGCGGTTATAGTGTGAGGGATTTGTAGGTAAAGTATCACCGCTGTAGCAATCATGCTTTCTGTTATATGTCTTTCATACCAATCGAAAAACCTCAAGATTTTATCATAATCTTTATTATTTAAAAGTTTTTAGATGTCTTGTGGCAGAAATAAATTTAAGATGTGCGGGTAAAGATAGGGGTACATATTTTCCTACTACACAGAGAGTTATTGTTTATCTCAACAATCACGAATCATTAGACGATATTTATAAAACAATACAACACGAACTTATTCATCACGTTTTAAATATTTTAGATGTAGAAATGGATGACGAACAGGAAGAACGAGCTATCTTTAATATGGCTTGGGCTGAAGAAAGTTTAATTTAATAAGTGTGGTAGGCGTGGCTTGTTTTGCATGAGCCAAAGCCCATGTTAAAAACGCCTCGTTAATATTATGTAGCTTGATTCTTATACCCACAGAACCCCTTGCGATAGGGTTTCGCAACTGTGAGTTTCTCTCTTTTCAACAGTTGTGCGAGTTTCAGAGTCATTTCTCTTGCCAGTCAAGCTCCACACTACTATTAATAATCATACCTATAATATAAATCTTACTCTTTGTAATTCAAAAATTTAACTAAGTGGTCTTCTTTATAAACCATAAATTTTGTTCTTACTAAACCATTACAGCATGAACATCTAAGTCTACCATGATTTTTTTCTTTTATTAGATTACTTTCACCTATTCTTTTTGCACAACCTTGACAATAGTAAAAACGCTCATTATATTTTTTAGAAAAAAAACTACATTTTCCTTTACACATATAATATAGAAATAGCGGAGTTGTATTTAAATGTTATCTAGTTCCTTATAAACACCAATACTCAGCATCATTTCATAAGATATTTCATCTGTTATCTCATCTTTTTCTTCATCTGTAAGTTTTCTGCATCTTTCTTTGGTAATTTTATTCAGTAAAAGAGATCCACTATACCTGTTTATTTTTACATGTTTTATGTTTTTTGAACTTAACATTGTTAAAACCGCCATGACTGATTTATGGACTATATATTTTTCTCTATCAGTTAAAACCATGTTATTCCCTCACATTCAAAACAGGTTGTACCACTTTTAATTTCTATTTTTGCTAGATATTTTCCACATTTATCACATGAAATATACTCTTCTATGTGATTGTTATCTTTTTCTAATATTAATTCTACAGATCTAAGATATTTTTTAAGTTCATCTGTGTTTTTAAATTCTAATTGACTTTTAGTTGTTCTCGATATTGGTATCCATATTTTTTTTTCTATCTCCATTATTTTTCTTATTGCAGAATTTCTTTCATTCATTTTAAATTTCTAATTACCATCTGCTTAAACTGTTTAATAACTTTTTCTGAAGCCTGTTCCATATCTGATACATTCATAAATCTTCTCTTGCCAAATATGGCTTCCATGACTCGTTTCGGTTCATTTAGGTCTTTAGGATTAAGTAATATGCAAGTTATGTTTGGACATGAGGATCTTGCTTTGGTAAATGACTTTTTACAAATAGTTATCATTTGATTGGTTGATAACAAATGTTTTCTAAGTCTGTATTCTGGTTTCCCATCTGTAATCAAAATCACAAGTTTTTTTCTACCAGACATTTTTTCTATCTGCTCTGCCGAGTATTCTAATGCTAGATGAGTTGGCGTTAATCCATAAGGATTTTGATATGTTATTTTCTCACAGTCTTTAATATTTTTAATTTCAGTGATTCCAACTTTTCCGTAATCATCTGAAGCCCAAACGTTTGCTCTAACATTTATCTGGGGCTGATTTTTTACAGCATCAAATAATGTACTAACAAGGTTTCTCGCCCTAGCCATATTGTTGTTATATGATTCCATTGAACCAGACGCATCTATTGATAAAACTATGGCTATACCATCGTCAACTGCCTCGCTTATCATTACTTTGGTTCTATCTTTATTTGTAATCTTGTTTTCAATATATTGCTCAACATCAACTTCTAAGCCAAAATCATTATGTGAGATTGTTTTTCTCTCTTTGATCTTTTTTAAGAACCTTTCAAGTTCACTGGACATTTTTTTATTTACAAAATAATTTTTAGTTTGTCTATCAATTAAATTATATTTTTTTTTCATTTTTGGTTGTTCCATTGAATTATTCTGAATGGATTCATTCAAACTCTTCATGTTTTTCTTAAAGTCATCTCTATCTTCTTCTAAAAGTTTGTTAAGTGATTTCTCATCTATTTTTTTGGTAGAGTCTATTAAATCATTGAACTTTCCCTTAATTTCTTCAATTTTCTTCAAGTCTGCTTCATTGTACTCATTTTTGGTGAATGGGTTTAATGTTAATGGTGTTTTTTGTGGTGTAAAGTCTTTCTGTTTGATAAACCACTCATCGAGTATTGGTTTTAATATTAATAGAATCTTTAATGAACCCCATCTACCAGTACCTTCGACTAGTTTTAAACAATCTTGATATGTTTTTAATCTTTTCTTATTCTTTACCATGTCAAATCTAAAAAATCGTGTTGCTAGTAATTCTGATAATGGGTCATCGTCAAATGGTACAAGATTTTTACCAAGTGCAATTCTTGTTTTATAAAATCTTTCTTTATTCACTTTCCATTTGTTTTGTACAAAAAACTCTATTCTTTGATCTTCTATTATATTATAACATTTCCAATATAGTTGAAACTTTCTGTCAACGGAAGACCAGCGTTTAAGAACTAAACTCATTTCTGTAAATGGGGACTCTGCAAGAAGATGACCACACTCATGCGCTAATGCTGCTGCCTTTGATATTCCCTTACAAACTGGATTAGCTACATTCAATTCATAATTATCAGCTTCAATGTGTTTTACATAATTATCCCCTCGCCATGAAGTAAGCTTGACGCTTATTCTTTTTGCGTGTTCAACAATGTCAACTACACTTCTAAAATAATCATAGTCCGATAGTATTTCCCTATCTCTCATTTTATACTCATACCAAATATCTCATGTATTCTCGCTTTTATTAGTTCTCTCTCTTCTATTTCTGAATACTTTGATACTACGACTTGTTGCAGTGTTAATTTTATGGCTTTGTCTAATTCAAATTCTTTACTCAACATTCTAAAGTATACACAGATTTGATCTATATCTCTTGGAGATAAAACATAGTCTACATCGCCCTTTACTCTAAGTGCATGAGTTTCTTGAGCTAGTGTTAGTATGCAATCCTTGGTCTCAGCATTAATTTCACTCCAATCTATTATTTTCTCAAGTTCTTTACTTGTTGGATAACTCATCACCATGCCTATCATTCTACTTCTTAGATCTTCGGTCAAAGCGTTTACTCCAGAGTATGAAATCGGGTTCATTGTACCAATTATAAAGAGTTTACAATCCCGTTTCAACTTGTAAATTTTATTATTTGCGTTTATGGATTTTCTCTTATCAAATGGTCTGTTAAGCAACTTCATCATGGAATGAGATAATGAACTTAATTCATCCATGTAAAGCACAGCAGTTTTATAATGATTGGCAACCTCAAAAGCTGTTGGTATTATACCAAGTTCAAAAAACGACCCCTGATCATCTATCTGGACTCTACCAATCAAATCACCCTTGTTTGTTTCAGAACTACATGAATATTCTATCAAAGGTATCTTTAGTTTTCGACATAAAGTGTGAATCATCAAAGTTTTACCTAGTCCCTTATCACCCTCAATTAAATATGGTATATCGGTATTTTTCATATTTATTTCTAATAATTTTAACTCATCACCTATTTCTATGTAATCACCCCAATCATTTAGATTGTTTGGGTTGTACTGTTCAAAGTTTATGTCAGCGGTTTCTACTATTCTAGTCATCTTGTCTACCCTCAAACCACGAAATCATGTTCTCTTTTTTTACCTCTTGACAACAATCATCACAATAGTCTCCATCATGTGCTGAACAACATCCATCATTAATTTCAGTATTACATCTTTGACATAATGTTATTTCTTCTGGATTATCTTTATATACACAATTTATACAGACCACCGAATCGGTTGGGTATCTAATTGAAACACCAATTTCTTTTTCTGAGATTGAGTTATGGCATTGGTCACATGTTAGTATCATATCTCTTATACACTTCCTCTTAATATAAATCTATCGTTATAGTCATCATAGTTATCATCATCATTACAATATTCACCCTTTGAATTACAAACACAGCATCCAGCAATGTGTGAACTATCTCCACGAGCATATTCTACAAATCGTTCATTATCACATTCTGGGCAAACACCATTACAACCACAATCACACTCTAGTTCACCCAATTTATTTTTATTTAATAATTTATTAACTTCTATGTACCAACAATGTTTGCAGAGATTAGGAACTATTGAGGGGACTTCATCAAAGTTATGAATATTTTTACAAGTCATGCCTTAACTTCCATACCTTCCATAATCATTTTGATGGCAATTATATGGTAACAATTCTGTGAGAATTGAAATCCTACACAATCACATTCAAAGTTATCGTTTGTTTTGTTAACTGTGTGGTATTTACCTTCCTCAGATAATGATGGTATTAACCAAGTGTTTTTCTGAACACACATTATTTTATTTAAAATCTGTTTTGCTTTTTGTTCTTGTTGTTTTGACATACCCTATAATACATTGCACCCCATATAAATCTATCGTTTTCGATGTTAATCACTAATCTTATATACCCCTACATTTTAAGAAATAAGAATTATAATAAAAAGAATGGTTTTTGTCTGTTTGTATAAGTAAGTAAATGTTGTTTTTTTATTAAATAATAATTTCTGTATGATTCAATAACATCATCAAACCCCACACAATATTCATCGCCTTTAAGGTTGGTCATCTTTACCTCATCTGGCATGGCTCTAGCCCACACCGTTAATCCTATATTCTTTATATTTGGTAATGGCAAATCCTTCACTGCTGTCCATGATTTGTGATCAACGTCTTTTGAAAATCTAAATTTATATTCAGTGTTTAGATGCTTGGTCAATTCAAATAACCATAGATAATTAGCTAAAGAATCTCTAAGCCAACGTGAACATGGATGATTTTCATGTGTTTTCTTATACGGTATTTTATAAAATAAATTTTTATTGTAACACATGTGGTGTGTAGTACAGATCATTTGTGCAGATTCAAGTATCATTTTTACGACATGTTTATCACAGTGGTATTCAGCACATGTTTTTGGATTTGTATCAAGAACAAACACATTCATAACTATTTAATATCAATCAAAGATAATATAAATTTTTTTTATTTTTTAGTAATTTTTTTGCGCCAAGTGTACAAATGCGTGTACAACACCAAATCACTACTCAATAGTAATTCTTATATAACCCTACTTGTATTCTGTTGGCATTTTGAATTTAATGCTGAAAGAGTCATTTTAGTGCCAATCCTTGATTTCTGTTTTTGGTATTAGTCGTTTTAATATTTCTTCTGGCTCTAAACCAATAAATCCCCAAATCGATTCAATTTCTTCTTTATGTGTGTGGTCATGGTCACATTTTTCAAGTTTTGAATGAACAAAACCGTAGACTTCTCCATTAAGATAATGTGAAAATCTCTCTATTTCAGCACTTAAGATTTTTTCAACTTTGGCTTTTAGTTGTTTTGATATTCGTTTTACTCCGTATTCCTTTTTGATATGTTCTTTTGTTGTATAAATATAACCGACTTGACCAGAATCCCAACGATCATTAAATGGATACGTTGAATTGCTTGTGCTTAACCATAACCCAGAATGATCATAAAGGTATAGAGGCAAGCAAACACCATCCTTAAAAGCTTGCCTTGCTTCTTCTTTGCCTGCATCCTTATCGCATAAATTATAATTTCTATGTTCTGCATA